GTATGATGATAATCCAACCGAATCCCTCAGTCTCGAACTAGCGCCTGTAGGTAAACCGATTGTAGGTCCGTGGCCTATCGACATTCCTGAAGACACTAATTCTTTCGCGTGGAACAATCTACGTACAAGGCATAGAAGTGTGTTTAATCAGGGCCACAAGAAAATACTGTTTATTGCTTTCTCGAATTATACGGGAAAGGGTCTTAATCAATATATAGATCTATTGGATCGCAGTATCTCTAAATACCAAGATCGTCTGCTGATCGATAAGTACAACGACATATCAGACTATATCAACGGAGCTCGATCCTAGCCATAAGCTAGAGCTTGACTGTAAAATTAACCCTTGACAATCGACCCCATACCCCCTACAGTGAAAAATGTGGGGGGTAAAACGCCCCCCTAGTCTATAGCTACGCTTACGATAGCGTATGCTTAACCATAAAGAGGTTAACGATGGATTTAACGTCAATTTTCCGTGATTTCCGCGCTCTGGAAACCGTAGCTGAAAAGGTTACGTTCCTTAAGCAGTTAGCTACTCTCAATCTCCCGTACGATATTAACTACGATGCACTCATTGCTGCGTGGGAACGTAACGAAAACTGATACAAAAAAGTTCTAAAAATCGCAAAAAAGTTTTGCAAGCAAAAACAGTCACTTACGATTAAGCCTTTGTTTTTGCTTGTTTTTTTAGCCCTTGACAATCGAACGTTTTTGGAATACAATCATATATGTAAGGTAGTTCAAGGAGTTAGCGTATGTCAACTGTCGACTGTCTGATCGTGTTTAGTCCCCTCCTCGCACTAGTCACGCTCATGTTCGTCGGTTTCGCTTACGTTCACTTTTTGGATAATCGCCCTTGACAATCACGATAGCGCCAGCTATCATTCGTAATGTACCACTAGGAGACCTGTATATCATGGCTATCAAACTCAACCCTACCAAAGCTAACATTGTTATCGCTCTGCTCAAGTCCAACTCCAACCGCTTTACTGCGGCCCAGCTTCTTACTGCTGCCGGCAACGAGCGCCGCGCTCGCTCTGCTCTCAGCCACGCTCGTATGTCTGGTGTTATTCTCGAGGCGATCCGCGATAGCGGCCGTGCGGTTACTGCGTACGTCGCTAACGGTGCGATTCCGACCGTAGCTGCTGCCGCTCCCGCTCGCAAGGCCTCCAAGTCTGCTGCGGTTCGCAAACCCAAGGCTGAGCCTGCGGTCAAGGTCGCTAAGACCAAGCCCGTCAAGACTGCGACTACTCGCAAGCCCAAGGCCGTCAAGGTCGTAGCGGCCCCCGAGGTTGTAGCTGAGGATATCAAGGCTAAGAATCTTGCTACGATCAAGGCTGTTCACGCCAAGGTTAAGCAGAAGGTTCACCCGATCACTGCCCGCCCGATGACCGACGAGGAAGCCGACGTTCTCGACGAGTTCCGTGCGATGGAAGCTGAGTACGAGGCAGAGCAGGAGCGTCTTGCTGCTCGCGCTGCCGTTCGCGAGAATCTGCCTAAGGAAGCGTACTCCGAGTAAGATTTGATTTAACAGTACCACGGGCCCTTGACAATTGCGTCAGCCCGTGGTATCATTAAGTCAAGTTGAAAGGTTCAAGTATGAAATACGTAGCCAAGCCGTATCTCAATCGTAAGACGGGCATGAAAGAGTTCAGCGACATCAAGGAAGCTGTCGCATATCTTGAGGACTATACGGGTATCAAGATGGACTATGCCTACAACAAGAAGACGAAGGAAAAGACCTATGACTGGGAAATCATCGGTAAGCTCCTCCGTGTCAAGACGGAATCCGATCGCGCGTGAGCTGCGCACGACTAAATATCGTGCCCGTGTGGTACGCTCGAAGAAAGCATACAAGCGAAAAGGTCGCGTAGCTCAGCAGGATAGAGCAACTGACTTCTAATCAGTAGGTCGAATGTTCGAATCATTCCGCGATCGCCAACGAATCCTTACCAATGGGGGTGAGGTATAATCGATGAACGAATCGGTAATCCATAGGCATAATGCTGCGGACCCCGACGACGTCATCAAGGAGTATATCATGACCAATATGCATAAGAAGATCGACTACAAGCATTGCGTTAAGATGGCGGAAGCCATTTACGAAGCATATCACAAGAAGCAACTTCCTATCGTAAAAGTGGCTTATGAAGTTCTTAAGGAATGGGTCACAGCAGCTAATCGTGTGTTTCAGGCTCGCGAGAACTTGATTATTAACGAGCATGTCGCTGATATCATTCAGAAGATTCGTTATTATCAGCACATTGATTATGCTGATCCGCCGCTGGTCCAGCGCGATAATCTCGGAACGAGTGGTCTGAAACTGATCAACGGCAACAACACTGTGAACGCTTTGGAACAAGTTATGCGTTTGAAGTACGTTCCTGGCCTTAAGGAAATTTCTGTTGCTGTGATTCCTGACGATATGCTTCCTAAGGGTGAAGATGAACTTGAAGAAGTGCTGAAGCTTGTGGCTACGATGATGAATCGTCAACCGAAGGTTGTGCGTGGAATGTCAAAGTCTGATATCCGCGACATGATTGCTCGCGATCATGTAACGGGAAAAGATATTCAGGACGATGACTATCAGAAAGCAAAGTCACAGTCTGCGCATATTCCTTTGGCTACGGTTCGCGAGTTGGTTTCTAAGGTTCTGACTGATGCGTCAACAGCAAAACTTAATGCCAAAATGAAGTTCAGACAGCTTGCAGGTCACGAAGTCGAAAGTGTTGCTCGTGAGCGTCTAAACCGTAAGAACTTTGTGCAGATTGCGGTTGTTACGAAAGATAAGATCTTCGGAACTCTTTCGGGTGCTATACAGGCTATGGTTGAACACGATGGCTGCGAATCTGTTCATATCGTCTTTTACTTTAAGAACTTCAGCGACATTAGCTTGCTGAAGACTCCCACCAAGGAAAAGATCGAAAAGATGAAAAAGATCGTCAAGTTCCCTGTGACCTATGAGTTCCTTGACGAAATGCAGTTTGTCGATCAGTCGGATGCTGCATGATGTTGATATATGCAATGAGCATTCCTAGCTGGTTTGATCAGGGTATATACAAAATCGGTGAAGCGCTCGACGAAAATCAACTTGGTAATCGTAAGCGCACAATGCAAACTTATCACGTTGAAACTGTTGACGTGTATGCGTTCTGGGATATCGGTGATATCACTAAGAAGGCTGATAATCGACTGCACACGATATTCGAAGAGTATCGGTTTGGGCATGGTGGGCTAGAAATCTTTAAGGGAGTCGCACTGAGCGAACTCGACGAAAAGGTTCGATACATCTTTGGCCCTAATGTGATTAGGCGTAAATAACACACCAAATGTTGGCGCAGCGTTTTGGCTGCGTCAATGTTCTTGACAACGGAGACGAAAGTGACTAAGATTGTATATAATAACTGCTTCGGTGGGTTTGGTCTTTCAGAGGCTGCGTGGAAACGCTACGTTGAACTTGGTGGAAAGGCTAGGGACTATTGGGACGTTTCGCGTGCGGATCCTATCCTCGTGCAAGTCGTGGAAGAACTTGGTGAAGATGCGAACACAAGATTTTCTGAATTAGCCATCGCTGATATCCCCGAGGGGACTAAATACCGTATCGATGAATACGACGGAAGCGAATCTGTCATGACCGTCGATGATTATAACTGGAGTGTGGCATGAAACGAATTTTAACAGTCTCAGTTCTTGCGCTTGGCCTTGCCGGCTGCAACGCGACTGTGTATGATAGCGGCTACTACCGTCCACGCCCTGTGGCCTCGGTATACGTCGCGCCCGCTCCAGTCTACGTTGCGCCGCGCCCGTATGCCTATCACAGACCATATTGTTATTCGATATGGGAGCGAACGCCATACGGTCCGCGCGAGCGTCGAGTCTGCCGCTAACATTCACGGGCTCTTAGCTCAGTAGGTTAGAGCAACGGTCTTTTAAACCGCAGGTCCTGGGTTCGAACCCCAGAGAGCCCACCAATTTCCTCCTGTAGCTCAAAGGTAGAGCACACGACTGATAATCGTGAGACCATGGATCGATACCATGCGGGAGGACCAAAAAAATCTTGACAACCAACATTCAACCGAATATGATAGCTAAATACGGTACTTGCTGTTTGACAATTTAATAGGGTAGGAAACAACGAAAGTTGTTTCTTCATAGACACTGCACTGGGTAGCGTTAGTGGACGCACTAACTAGTCGGGCTGGTAAGGCTTCTTCCCAGTCCTAAGATAACCAGAGCCAGAAGCTAAGGACGGCTGCAACCGACTCCAAAATTAGGCTTTATGCAGTGTCTATGTAGAAACAATCATCCGTGTGTAGCGCAGTCAGGTAGCGCATCTGGTTTGGGACCAGAGGGTCGGGAGTTCGAATCTCTCCACACGGACCATTACTTACATCAATGTACCGTAGGATGGTCCTCTGGAGAATACGAACGGGGTGGTTCCCGCAAGTACCATGACTTCTACGCCTCAGTCGTCAGACTAACCCCCTGATGATCGTGTGAGGGCGCTGTTACCGAGCAGCAGGCAAGATGAAAGAGATCATTTGATCTTCAGGCTCATCATCGGTAAGATTTTGGAGGGTAGCGTCTATGGTAGACACACAGTCTTGAAAACTGCGCCACCGCAAGGTTGATGGTTCGATTCCTTTACCCTCCGCCATATAAGCCGTCTAAGCTAATCTAGTGAAAGCGCCAGTCTGAAGAACTGGATAGCCTGGAGCGTAACCAGGAGTCGGCACCACTAGCGCCCGCGACTTCGTGGCGCGTCATCAAGTTACGAGTCTTAAAATTCCCTCCGTTGGTGTAGTGGTCAAACATACCCGCCTTTCAAGCGCGGAGACCATCGGTTCAAATCCGATACGGAGGACCAAACGCGGACCGTTAGCTGAGTTGGTTTTAGCACGGGACTCTTAATCCCAGGACGGGGGTTCGAATCCCTCACGGTCTACCATATACCGCTTGACATTTCACCTGCAAGCGACTACTATATACACATGATAAAGTTTATTCGCTTGAACCCGAATTGGTATCGGGACCTGACTGTTAATCAGGCCACTGTAGGTTCGAATCCTACCAAGCGAGCCAGTTTGGTCCGTTAGCTCAGTGGAAGAGCAACTCCTTTACACGGAGAAGGTCGGCAGTTCAACCCTGTCACGGACTACCACTTTGGTGGCTTGTAGGAGCATTAAAGGGCGGCACAACCGTCCGCCAATTCATTTTAGAGTATAAGTCAGTTTGGAGGGCGGTAAGAACCTGTCCTTAAAAGACCCACTTGCGGGGCGTCCAAAGTTTTTGGGGACATAGCTCAGTTGGGAGAGCGGTAGCTTTGCAAGCTTCAGGTCTGCGGTTCGATCCCGCATGTCTCCACCAAGTTGGCACGGGCAACACAGCGACTCAAATCGTCCGTTACTATCGACTGTCGTTGGCGATAGCGTGTCAAGCTCTTCGGGTGGCTACGTAATAAGCTCGCGTGGGTCCACGGTTAGCCCACACCAGTTTCGCTGGCATAGCTCAGTAGGTAGAGCAGTTGATTTGTAATCATCAGGTCGCGAGTTCGATTCTTGCTGCCAGCACCAGTTTATCGCGCGGTGGAGAAGTAGTAACTCATCTGGTTCATACCCAGAAGAACGTCGGTGCAAATCCGACCTGCGCAACCAATTCAGAGGGATGAGATCCTCTGCGTCACCGTCCATTCGGGATCAAGCGATTGGATGGATATAGGCTCCTGCCGCCTGAAGTGTCTCGGTTACTTGATCCGTCTACTCTCAGAACCTGCTCCGCGAAAAGGGAGATTGTTGGATGGCAGTAACCAGCACCGAATTTTTGGCCTCGTAGCTCAGTTGGTTAGAGTGCTAGCCTGTCACGCTAGAAGTCGCCGGTTCGAGCCCGGTCGAGGTCGCCATTGGGGATTAGTTCAGTTGGTAGAACGCCAGACTCTGACTCTGGATGTCCGAGGTTCGAATCCTTGATCCCCAGCCAATCAATGAGTATAAGGGGAAGTGCGCCGGAATTGGTTACGGCAGGGTCTGCAAAACCTACGAATGCGAGTTCGAGTCTCGTCTTCCCCTCCATAACAAAAGGAAGTGAATATGAGTTGGATCGTTGTCATTCCTGACGATGTTACTGGTGATCTCGTTCAGGAGTTTTTGTCATACTATGATGCAGTTCTCTTTGCTGACTCTTTGCAGCATTACGGTGCAAAACTTCTTTATGATCTATAGGTCAGGTAGCTCAACTGAATAGAGCATCGCGCTACGAACGCGAAGGTTGAGGGTTTGAGTCCTTCCCTGATCACCATTTATGGACTGGCGGTCTAGAACCCGTGGAGCATCGAAAGATGTAGCCAGTCCTCCAATCAATGCCCCTGTAGCCCAACTGGTAGAGGTGCCGGTCTTAGAAACCGTAGGTTGTCAGTTCGAATCTGACCTGGGGCACCAAACATATAAAGCCTATGTAGTCCAACTGGTAGAGGCAGCGGCTTCAAACTCCGCGTGTTGTGGGTTCGAGTCCCTCCATGGGCACCATCCTAACTTAGTGTTGTTGGTCAGCACGCCAGTTTGTGGCACTGGAAGACTTGGTTCGATCCCAAGAGTTAGGACCATTTAAAATTGGGTAGACTGCAGAGACGGTGGACTGCGACGGACTGTAAATCCGTTCCTTATAGGCGTTGGAGGTTCGAATCCTTCTCTACCCACCAATGCTAGAGGGTTGTAAGTGACCTGTAGAGAGCTGGATCCGTCGAGCATGACTGGGAACTTTCACTACGCCGGTGGGGCGGTTTGGCATCGCAAGATCCTCATAAGGTCTCCAAAGTCAGTTCGAAACTGACCACCCGGCACCATATATAATCGTGGAGGTAATTCACGAATGATGAAGATTCTTTTTACAACTACGTTCCTACTCTTTTCCAGCTCTGTAGTCGCTAATCCATACGACTACAGAGTCATTCGCGTTTTAGATGGCGACACAGTTGAGTTCGACGCCCCTTTCCTACCAAAGGAACTGAAGCAAGTTCTTAAGTTGCGTATCGAGGGTGTAGATACTCCTGAGAAAGGTCGGATGGCTAAGTGTGATAGAGAACGAGATCTAGCTGAACGTGCTACACGATTCACTCAGCAAAGAGTAGCCAGCGCAAAGAAGCATCAAATCGTTATTATTGGCTGGGATAAGTATGGTGGTCGTGTGATTGGCGATCTTCTGATAGATGGTCAGTCGTTGAAGAAACTGCTTCTTGACAGCAAGAACGCGATGCCCTATGATGGTGGTAAGAAAGCGAGTTGGTGCTAATGTCTGGAGCTGCGTGGAATACTAAAAAGAAATCCGCAGAAGAAGAATGGGAAGAGCTCGTCATCAAGAAAAACGAGTACTCCGACATACTCACAACTGAAGAATGTTTGATTCCTACACTAAACGATTACATCAAAGAACAGTATGAGCTGATCAAAGGTACTGACAGAGCACCCAATGGAATGTGTGGTCATTGGGGTTGGCGTTTGGAAATGGAAAGACGATATAAGAAGATGTATAATAAATAAGGAGCGTGGGCAGGATGGTAATGCAGCGGTTTGCTAAACCGTAGGACCGAAAGGTTCAATTGGTTCGACTCCAATACGCTCCGCCAATATCCCACAAGCATTTAGGGGCGATGTATCGGTCTCCAAAACCGACGAGCGGGGTTCGAGTCCTCGGTGGGGTGCCATTGATTAGGGATGTTATGCACAAAGAGTTTTTTGGTTACGAACATCCTATCATATGCTCTGCTATGACGTATGTGAGCGACATCAATCTTGCTATCGCTTGTGCGAAGGCTGGTGTCGTTCCTAGTTTAACCACAGCCCCGTTTGAAACAAAGATAAAACAACTTCACTCAGATCTTGATCTGTTCAGTGAACAGATGGGGCACTGTCGATTGATTTTAGCTATTGCTATTCCTAGCAATAGCATTTTAAGAACATTCATACTAAAGTTAATCGAAAGATACAAAATTAGTCACTGTGAAATAATCACAGGTTCTAATACCGACGAAAGTTTCATTACGCAAATTCGAGAGCTAAACTGCCTAGTGATCAAAAAAATCGCGTCAGTTCATCGAGCCCATCGAAAGTTTTCTGAGTTTGATGCGTTAGTTCTTAACGGAACTGAATCCGCGGGGTATAGTCATAATATTAAAACTAAAGACTACTTTAACATTCAAAAAGAGTTTATTCCAGCACACAAGCTAATTCCTTCTGGTGGAATAGCTTCTAAAGATCAGTTAGACTACTATATCAATTCTGGAGCGCTCGCAGTTTCAATAGGCACCCTCTTTGCTATGAGCGAAGAAAGCCGTATAGATATATCTACAAAGAAAGTTATGTTAGAAAAAACGTCCAATGATCTTTCCAGAATGAAACTTTCTGGATTGCAGGGTTTGATCTTTAGAGATGTCGAACCAGAACAAAAAGAAGAAAGAACTATCGACGTACGACTTAATCAAGGGGTGATTGGGCGTCTAAATAGAGGCGTAATCTTTGCTGGAACTGGAATCGATTTCACGAATGAATTACTACCAGTGCAAGAAATTGTTAATCGATTAGTCAATGATTCGTAAGATCATTATCTTTTCAGAGAATAACGGAACACGCTTCAACTTCATGAAGTCTGCTTCTAATCTAAGGTTATCATACATGCTTCGTAGCGTCGGCTACGAAGTCAAACAAGTACATAACTGTTTATCTTTCACGATCGAAGAAGTCAAACAAATCGTCGAAGAATTTACGCAAGGTCAACAGTGCATTGCGTGTTTCAGCTCATCGTTTATCAATACTACCTTTAGAAAAAACGTTTCAAAGCCAAACAATCAAGATAAGATTGGTCATGCTTGGGGTCTAGACGCTTATGCGTTTTTTATAAAAACCCTATCGTTATGTAAGAGCATGGGAATCATAACGCTATTAGGTGGTTGGGAAATCCTCGAAGATAAGTTTCGGAACAATCGAAACAGATTCGCTTGGGGTATTGACACGCTTGATAAGATTGTAGACTACTATGTTATGGGAAACAACATCGACGTGATCGATGACTTGGCTAAAGGCAGATCTATAGAATACGAAAATATCCTAGGATCTAAGATAGCTCGAGCGAAAGCAGTCACAGACTTTACAGATTGCGCATCTACACCATTACCCAGCGACTTCATTTTCCAAGACGAAAGCCTTTCTACAGAAATTGCTGCTGGATGCATTTTCAGTTGTCAATTCTGCAACTACGCTGCGCTTGGTAAGAAAAAAACAGAATACATGCGAACGTATGAAAGTCTAGAACGTGAGCTTATCACGAACTACGAAAACTTCAAGACGCGTGTGTATCTTCTCACTGATAACATCATGAATGATTATGACGAGAAGCTGAAGTATCTAATCAAGATACGCGAAAAGACCGGTATTGATATTCGCTGGTCTGGATACGTTAGACTTGATACAATCAAGCGCAAAGAGCAGGCACAGCTTCTGCTCGATTCTGGTATCGCTGGTGCTACGTTTGGTATCGAGTCGATGAAGAAAGAAGCTGGTCCTAGTATCGGTAAGATGACCGACAAAGACAAACTGATGAAATCATTCGAAATCTTTCGCGGTGTTATTGGGGATAACTGCGTAACGACTGCTTCGTTCATTTCAGGATTACCTACCGAATCCCTCGACGATCTATGCAGAACGTATGAGTGGCTAAACTCCCCTGAAGGTAAATACTGTATAGATCACTACTCGTTCACTTCTTTGTTGTTGTACAAAGGAAATGAAACGAAGAACGATATCAACATAGGAAGAAACGATCCGTTTTCAGTTTATGAAAGAGGCGATAGTATGGATAAGTGGGTTAGCCCGTGGGGTACTTCTGAGCAGTTTAGTAGGTTGGCTTTTCAGTTTAATAAAAAACCTCGTGGGTTAGCAGCAGCATTCAACGTACCGTTCCTACATAATATAGGATTAAAAGTTGAGAATGCAGTGAAATTGACTAGAGCGCCTGGAAACGACGCTACACGAAAACAGATATTCAAAACGTTGGAAATAAACTACGAAAAGAAAATACAACTATACAAAAACAAGATGCTATCTAATGACTAAACTTTGGTCGGACGGGTTTGATTACTATGATAAAGAACATGAATCTAGATGAAGTTAAGCAGTTTATCCGTAACTCTTCACCTTCCACATCCATCTATATCGGAGCAGATAGTGAACGCTACCGCGGTCGCGATGACTTGTGGTATGCTGACTACACAGTTGCTATCGTTATCCATATGGATTCTTCTCGTGGATGTAAAGTTTTCGGACAAGTAGATACTGAACGCGACTTTGATAAGCGTCATGATCGTCCATCGTATCGTTTGATGAACGAAGTCTATCGGGCGTCGCAAATGTATATGGATTTGTTCGAGGCTATCGGTGATCGTCACGTTGAAGTTCACTTGGATATCAATCCAGACGAAATGCATGGTAGCTCGTGCGTTATCCAGCAGGCGACTGGCTACATTCGTGGTATGTGTGGCTTTGCTCCAAAGGTAAAGCCAGAAGCATTTGCTGCTTCGTACGCAGCAGATAGACTCAAGGAGATTATATCTTGATTACAATCGAAAACTTTATCTTGCAGTATGATAATCTATTTACAGCTGCTGAGTGTCAGATGTTCATAGATTCATTCAATCGTATGGAAAGAGCTGGATTCACGATCACTCGACAGAAACAGGGTGATCGTGAAACTGTAAAGAATGACAATCAGTTTTACTTCTCGGATTATCTTTCGGGTATGGAACTCGATATTTCAGATCTTGCACCACAACGTATGTTAGTTGAACGATTCTGGAACGTTGTGTATCCAGCCTACTCTGAAAAATATGGCGTATTGAATCAGATGGCTAACATGACTATCCGCCTTACCAAGATTCAGAAAACTGAAATTGGTGGCGGATATCACGTTTGGCATAATGAAGACGACGGACCTCAGTTTATGCGCCGCGTGGCTACGTTCATTCTATATCTTAACGATGTGGACGAAGGCGGAGAAACGGAGTTCCTCTACTACCCTAAGCGAGTTAAGGCTAAACAGGGTCGATTCATTGTGTGGCCCGCTGGCTTTACCCACACCCACCGCGGCAATCCGCCACTGAGCAACACCAAATATATTGCGACTGGCTGGATAGAAATGTCTTGACAACCTGACCCTTTGTGCATATAATGAATAATGTGATGAGGGGTCAGTATATGGCTATTCTACCAATCTACTACACGACTACCAATATGCGTAAACGTAAGACTCGTAAGCCAACTCAGGCTATGATTGAGTCTCAACGTCAGACTCAAGAACTGCTTGATCGTGTTGGCTATCGTAAGCCGACTAAGACTCACAAGAAGTTCGCATACTCACTAGCCACTGAGTCTAATGCTGCTCCTATGAGTAACACAATCCCTGGTGGTATAGCAGCCAAGCGTGATAAGCTCACTGATCATAAATGGAAACGTGGTGCTGAAGAATCTGCTGCTACTGTCAAGGCTATTGAGGAAAAGTCCAAGCGTCTCGCTCCTGCATTCAATAAGGGTGCAGTCCAATATATCACTGATGAAACTGATGCTAAGTATCTAGGGAGAAAGATCTAATGTTTTTGACTGAGATTCTCGGTAAGTGGGAAAAGGATAAGTTGGCTGCTGCGTTGCGCACCAACGTTCTTGAGGTTTCCTTCGTTAAGAAGGATGGTAGTGGGCGTATCATGAAGTGTACGCTGAGCGAAGGGTACCTTCCTTCATGGGAAAAGAGTGAAACGCCTAAGAAGGAAAACGATAGCATCCTGAGCGTTTGGGATATAGATAATAACGGATGGCGTTCGTTTCGCCTCGATTCTATTGTATCTGTGAGGATTGTTAATGACTAAACTGAATATCTCTGGTTTGAAAGAATCGGCAGTGCAATCTTATGCTCCTGCTGAAAATGGTACGTATGCTCATATTGGTTCGCAGGGTGGAACTGAGCAGATGTATGCGGGGCTCCTTCAGCGTGTGCCGAAGGAGCTGACCGATCAGTTCAATATCATCTGCTCGCGCGTGCGCGAAGAAAACGTAAGCAAGACTAAGAAGAACATCCTGTGGCTACATGATACGTTCGATGATCCTGAGTCGCAGCACCTTAAGGATACCAAGAGCCTTGAAAGATTCGAGAAACTCGTATTCGTTTCACACTATCAGCAATCTACTTACAATCTCGGGCTTGGAGTACCATACGACAAGGGTGTCGTTCTTCAGAACGCGATCGTTCCTATCGAAGCTCATGAAAAGCCTAAGGGAACGATCAACGTAATCTATCACACGACACCGCATCGTGGGCTCGAGCTTCTTGTGCCTGTGGCTGAGTTCCTAGCCGACAAGGGGCTTGATTTCCACCTCGATGTCTATTCGTCGTTTGGTATCTACGGATGGCCTGCTCGCGACGAGCCGTATCTCGAGCTGTTTGAGCGTATCAAGCGTAATGGCAAGATGACGTATCATGGCTGGCAGCCAAACTCTGTTATCCGTGAAGCTCTGAAGAAGGCGCACATTTATGCGTATCCGAGCATCTGGCCCGAAACGTCTGGCATCTCGGTCATCGAGGCTATGAGCGCTGGCTGTAACGTTATTTGCCCATCACTGGCTGCGTTGCCTGAGACTTGCGCCAACTTTGGTGTAATGTATGGCTGGACGGAAAACAACAACAAACACGCCAATATGTTCGCAGCCCTCTTGGGCTTGGTTATCAATGGTTATTGGGCGGATTTCAACCAGGATAGGTTGAGGCTGCAAAAGATCTACTTCGATACGATGTACAATTGGGATATACGGGCTACTCAGTGGAAAGATTTCCTGGAATCTTTGGCAAATAAAAGGCCTTGACAACTGACAGCCAACGTAGTATGATAGTCATAATGGAAGGAGCAATTCATGGCTAAGAGTTTGTTGGCTGTCAAAACGAAAAAGCGCAAGACGATCACGCCACGTGGGCTAGATGCCAAGCATCTCGGTCAAGAGCCCACGTGGGAAAACGTTGCGCTCCTGAGCGAAAGCGATCTTCGCGCTCAGGAGGCTAACGCATACAATTGGTACAACTATTTCTATGAAGCGAAGGAAGGCCGCGGCTTTATCATCGAGTTCATGGAACAGATCAATATGCCGAAGGCTGCGATCGCTATGCTCAAGCGAGTGCCCGACGCGCAGCTCAATAGCACCACTGCCGCTATGGCTCGTATGTATGTGATGGGCTTGGAAAGCGTCGAGCGTCGTAAGAAGATCGAAGCTAGAATCATGGAGCTTTGCCGTAGGGGTGCGAAGCTCTATGAAGAAGATAGGAAGCAAGCCGCGGTCAAGGCTAAACTCCCTGAAAAGGCATACGTGAACGAGCTTATCGCTCACGTCGAGGATATGATCGACGCAGATTCTGATCAGCTCGATTCCATTTACGACTGGCTCAAGGCTCGCAATGCGAAGCCGACGGACGTTCGTGGTCTTGCTGACTACTACACGCCGTGGCTGAATGAGCTTAACGAAGCCGCTGGACGTACTCCCGATCCGCAGCTCAAGGAAGCCTATTCACACTTCACCAAGAAGGCGCTCAAGGAACGTATCCAGCTCTTTGCTAGCCTTATCTCTGACTGCGAGTCGTATCTGTCCAACAGTCGCAAGTCGGTCGTACGTAAGCCGCGTAAGACTAAGCCCAAGACTGCTGATAAGCTCGTATCCAAGATCAAGTTCCAGAAGGAGCATACTGAGCTGAAGATCGTGTCGATCGATCCTGCTAAGATCGTGGGCGCTAAAGAGCTTTGGGTATTCAACACTAAATACAACGTTCTTGCTCATTACGTATCCGAGCAGGGGCTTTCTATGAAGGGCACCACGTTGCAGAACGTGAGTGACCAGTCTAAGCAAAAGAAGCTGCGTAAGCCAGCAGATGTCCTTTCACATATCACTGGCTCAACGCCTAAGGCTGCAGAACGAACTTTCGATAACATCAAAACGAAAGAAGCAATTCCTAATGGACGTATCAATGAGTTCACCATCATCCTCAGGGCAGTCAAATAACAACGTTGTGATCTTCCCTAAGAAGAACGCTCGTATCCTTCCGCCAGAAGAAAATGAAGCTATCCGTGAAGCTACCCAGCGCGCATACGTCGATGAGGTAACGGAGGCTTATGCGGCCCACATCGCAAACAAGTTGGCTCAACAGGGGTTTGACGTGTTCAACAATGAGTTCGACAGACACTTTGGCTTTACCATCGAAGCTCTACGCTCAACGTTGCTCATGACGCTTGGGCTACATCATCCGTTCCAGGAAGTCGTGGTATCAACCGTTCGAACTCTGTCAGATGTCGATGAGGACGAGTTCGATCCCGCTTGACAACCTAGTCTAACTGATATATGATTGTATCATGATATGGAGTAGATTATGATTCTTGTTGACTTCAGCCAAGTCATGATATCAAACATCATGATGCAAATGTCCAATAACGAAAGCAAGCTCGACGAAGATATGGTTCGCCATATGGTTCTTTCGAGCCTGCGGCTGTACAAGCGTAAGTTTGGCGACGAGTATGGCGAGCTCGTTATCTGTTGCGATGGTCCGTCGTATTGGCGTCGCGAGTATTTCCCTCACTACAAGGCTGGTCGTCGTAAGGCTCGCGAGAAGTCGCAGCATGACTGGTCGCTGATCTTCAACGCCCTTCACAAGATTCGCGACGAGCTGACTGAGAATATGCCGTATCCTGTTCTGCGCCTCGAGCGCGCAGAAGCTGACGATATCATCGGAGCGCTGTGTCACCAGTTTGGGTTCCATGGTCTGTTGACCGATCCCAAGATCCTTATCATATCTGGCGACAAAGATTTCGCGCAGCTCCAGAAGTATGATAACGTCCTTCAGTATAGCCCTATCGCTAAGAAGTTCATTTCGCCTGACGTGAATCCTGAGCGGTTCAAGCAGTATCACATTCTGCAAGGCGATAGTGGCGACGGTGTTCCTAACTTCCTGTCAGCTGACGACACGTTCGTTTCTGGCGGGCGTCAGAAGCCGCTTCCGAAGAAAAAACTCGAAGAGTGGACGCTCATGAGCCCTGAAGAGTTCTGTCAGGGTGAGATGCTGCGGAACTATCATCGTAACAAGATGATGGTTGATCTTGATTGTATTCCTGAGTCTCTTCAGAAAGACATCGTGTCCGCGTATGCTACATATACTCGTAACCCTCGTAGCAAGATCTTCAACTATTTCATTCAGCATCGCTTGCGTCAGCTGACTGAAGCCATCTCGGAGTTTTAATATGACCACACTACTCGTAGCGTCCAAGATTGCGTTGACCCTGGCAATCACTTCAGGGGTAACCGTAGCACTGCTCAACTACATTGTGCCTCCGACTAACGCAGTCGCACTGAAGTGGTATGAAAGAATTGTAGGCGGTTCACTCATATTTCATTTTATCGCATGTCCTCTGGCTCTTATCAACCTTATCTGGAGTTTCTAATGATCGATCTTAACAAGTATGCTGATTTCGTTATGGCTGTAACTAGCAAGGAGAGCCGTGAAGTGGGTGAGTTTATCGAACGTCTGAAGGAAGTTCACTTTGAGAACGCAACCCTCAATACGTCGCTTCTGTTGACGGCTATGATTGGGTTGACCAGCGAGTCTGGTGAAGCTCAGGAAATCGTGAAGAAGGTCCTGTTCCAGGGTAAGCCGTTCACTGAAGAAACTCGTCAGCATCTCAAGAAGGAGCTTGGTGATGTGTTTTGGTACTGGACCAACGCCTGTAATGCGCTTCAGCTTGATCCGAACGAAGTCGTCGCAGAAAACGTAGCCAAGCTCGAAGCTCGTTATCCTGGTGGTAAGTTCGATCCGTTCTATTCCGAGAATCGCAAGGAAGGCGATATCTGATCTTGGAATCGAGTGATGAAAAAACATAAAGATATCTCCGAAGCACAGTTTATTAGAGATTTGAAAACCGTTTGCCCTGACATAAGTGAAGAAGATATTAAGTGGCATGTAAATCTGTCTAGACAAACTGTGGTGG